CCCTTCAGCGTGGACGACTTCAACGGCACGCCCTTGCAGGGAGCCACGGTGAAGACGCTCGCATCGACCACCTTCAGCGACGGCACACTGACGATGAACTTCAGCGATGACCTGACCGGCATAGAGGCCGGCAAGCCGTATATCGTCAAGTGGGATAACAACGTCGTGAACCTCTCAACGCTGACCACCAACTACACGGTGCAGAACGGTGACGTGCTGACAGGCACGCTCGGCGGCGACTACAAGATTTCGATTGCCGCCGGCGCGATAGTGACGCTTCACGACGCGACCATCAACGGCGAGGACAAACTCCCTTGCTACTGGGCGGGCATCACCTGCCAGGGCGACGCCACCATCATCCTCAAGGGCGAGAACACCGTGAAGGGATTCTATAGGTCATATCCTGGCATCTACGTGCCCAGCGGCTCGACGCTGACCATAGTGGGCAGTGGTGTGCTCAATGCCAGCAGCAACGGCAGAGCTGCGGGCATCGGCGGTGGCCAGTATATTCGTAACTCCTGTGGCAATATCGTCATTGAGGGCGGTACCATCAACGCCGAGGGCAGGGGCAAGGCTGCCGGCATCGGTGGAGGAGAAGGTTCCTCTTGTGGCGATATCACCATTACCGACGGCGTGACCAAGGTCACCGCCACAAAGGGAGAAAGTGCCCCCAACAGCATCGGCGCGGGCTCCCTACACCGGCAACGGCACCGGAGGCACTATTCCCGAGGTGAAACTTGCAGATATCGTGAACCCCGTGTTCACTGGCGTCACCATCAGCAATGCCACCGTCAACGCCGAGACCGACTATGTTGATTTCGTGGGCACCTACAGCCCCGTAGGCATCTACGAGAGCGGCGACAAGCATAACCTCTACCTCGGCAACGGCAACACGCTCTACTATCCCACCGCCAGCGGCTTCAAGGTGAACGCCTTCCGCGGCTACTTCCAGCTGAAGCAGGGTCTCACCGCTGGCAGCCAGAGCGCAGGTGCCCGCGCCTTTGTGCTCAACTTCGGCGACGATAGTAACGCAACGGGAATTCTAACCACGAATTTCACGAATCCCACGAATTCGGACAATGAGTGGTACTCGCTGGACGGCGTGCGCCTCAGCGGCAAGCCGACGGCGAAAGGAATCTATATCAACAACGGACGTAAGGTCGCGATTAAGTGAGAATAAAGCAGAGCTCGCTCATGCTTTATCGAGCGTGAGCGAGCTCGAACAAGTTCAAAATCATCATCAAATAGGAGGACATAGCAATGAAGAAAACATATTTGCAGCCCACTATGCAAGTGGTCACGCTACAGCAGCAAGGTATCATCTGCACCAGTCCCGGCGACTCCAGCGTCAGGTCGGTGGACGGTGGAGTCTTCGACGACATCGAGAGTGACGAAGGCTACCACGGCGGCGCAAGATAGAACTCAGGTTGAATCTTATAATTAGAACTGAGCAGGGACAAGAGATTAGCTATTTCCTATAGTCAGCCACAGAAGCCACTCTGATGGGGCGGCGTTCGAGCACAGTGTAGTCCAATCCTATCTGCTTTAGTTCGCTGAGGAAAGCGCTGAGATATACGTCAGTGGTGAAGAGTTGCATGAAGCTGATGCAGAACGTACCGCCTATAGCACTGATTTCTGCACCCAGGGCATGGGCGGAATAGACTTCGGTGTACATCTCGCGGATGTAATGCTCGTATAATCCGCAAAACGAAATGTTCGGCCATTTTCAAACGAAACGACCTTCACCACAAAACGAAATGTCCTCTTAATCGCCAAGAATTTTCAGTCTTTCAAGTTTAACATAAAGCCTCGAAACTTTAACGGTTCCGAGGCTTTTTTCTGGATAATTCTTTGTACCTTTGTGGAGAATTTCAGGGCTTATGTACGCTTGTCAAATGTGGCGTACTGTTCGACTTGTGGCACTCTGCGTTGATAACCGTTTGCAATGCCGTTTAAACAGCGTTCCAACGTCCTTAGCATCGCTGGAAGAATGTGCTGTTCGTAGAAGTCTCGCGGACGCAAATCATAGTCTATTTTGACTATTTCCTGCTCGCAGATGTCGCCTGTGTCGAATCCGTTGTCAGCCCAGAACCATGTCGCTGCCGTGATTGGTTCGTGTCGCTTGTATGCCCACTTAATGGATGATGCTCCACGACCGTAAGGCAGCGGCGAAGGATGGAAAATGAGTGTGCCGAAAAGCGGCTCCTTCAGCTCCTCCTCTGGTATCTTTTTAGTCAACAGCGGTGCAACGGCCAAATGGTAGCAGTAATTGTCCTCACCGCACAACTGATGGCCATGTGCCAATATTACCGACCGTGCTGCCTGATATGCAGCCGTGTCCTTATTTCCCAATATCTTGACAACCATTTTCTCCGATGTATTTGAATGCCTGGACTGCCCGGAAGTGGCCGCCGTAGCCGTTGGTGGCTGCATCCTTCTTTCCCCTACGATCTGCGGAACGCTGCAGGGATGCCATGCTGCGGGCCTTGTTCTCACCATAGAGCCGTGCGCCCGTCTGGATCCATTTCCTTGAGTGCCTGAGTGCTCCGCACAGTTGCGGGTGTGAGGTATGGAAGAACACGGGCAGTTTGTAGCCACACCGGCCATGCCCCTGAAGGTGATACTCACAGACGGCATTCAGGAAACGTGTGCCGACACCGATTCCCTGCCACTCAGGCATGACCACCAGGCGCGTCGCCCGGTAGGCTTTGGCGGTGAACAGCGGGGCCACACTCAGGTGACACACCGGCTCGCCGTCGATGAATCCGACGAAGCACTCCACGGCCACGGGCATTGCCAGGTCTAAATAGTAATGCTGCTTAAACAGTCTTGGGAATACAGTTCCCCGGACTTTATAAATTTGAAGTTCGAGCTTCGGACGCTGCCGAAGACAGTCACGCTCATAGAAGCGTGCCTCCGCAGTATCATAGACCCAATCAGGCTGGAGCCATTCAATAATATCGTAGTGGCAGGAAAGCAGAACAATCTGCCCCTTCCCTCGCCGCCACGTCTTGGCGAAGGCAGCGGCTCCCACCTTTGCAATCTGGCGGTCGATGACCGAGGTGAACTCATCCACAACGGCATGCTCAGGACGTTCACAGGCCAGGCGTGCCAATCCTGCCCGGAACTTCTCACCGTTACTGAGCACATTGAACGGACGCAGCCAGGCGGGAACATCGCCAAGCCCAACGGCAGACAACATTCCCGTGACGGTGTTGAAGTCGCCGTCAGGATCGATGCAGTCCACGATGGGCTTGCTGTTGTCCCATCCCGAATAAAGGTCGTAGATAGGCTCATTCTCAAAGATGCGGCTCCCGATGCTCGTTTTCCCGCTTCCAGACGGGCCGACGATGAGGCCGATTTGCCACTCCTTGCCCTCGATGGGCAACTCTACGGTCTTTTCCCAATCACAGCCTTTCTCAGCGTTGAAAAGGCTCTTCACACGTGCAGCGCGATAACTGTTGAAGTCGCTGCAATGATGGCTAACCTCTATCCTCATACGTTCACGATTCTAAGGGTTAGACCTTCGTTCTGTAGGCGGTCATAGACGGCCTTTTGCTCTCTCTCGTCGGCGCAAATGACAATAACGCCGAATTGTGGTTTGTAAGTGTACTTTCCCATGACTTGAAAAAATTAAAACGTGGTGCAAAGGTAGTCAGGGAAAACGGAAAGGGAGAACAAAACCGGGGAATCACGCTGCACCGGCTGTGCAGTTGGTTCTGAAACGTTTGATGATGCTGTAGATTTTCCGCTCGCTCACGCCGTATTTTTCGGACAGGACAGACACGATGTAAGTCACCTTGTCGCCCTCCTCGCGCATACGCTCATAGTCGCCATAAAGTTCAATATAGCGGCAGTCATCGGGCTTGAAACCCAACGAAACGAGTCTTTTTAGCAGCTCGCGGTTAAAATTTAGTATCTCAAATAGCGTCATATTAAAAAAATGTTGTACCTTTGCACCGTCTCACTTACATTGTAACATAAAAAGCGTATCACCGCGACGGAGGTATATGTCCCCCGGTCGTGCGGTGATACGCATTATTTGTTAAGAGTAAGTGAGACGACTATTAACAGGCCGGGGGCTTTTTATAGCCTGCCCCCGAAGGCTCAGAAGCTACGTCTCATAGAGTGACAAGTTCACGGCATCCTTTTTCCGCCAGCCGTTGGCCACCGTCTGCTCTATATAGGCGATACCGCCAAGGTAGAACTCAGCCAGTTCGTCAATGTCCTGGAATGTCTCGTAGATGGCATTTTTCCCCTCATCTTCACTAATCTTATAGGTCATGGGGAATGTTACATACTGCGGGTACATTCGCGCCGCGTCGTGCTTGGCTTTGTAATTGCTCTGGTTCTCCTGTGAGAGCCACACTTTCACGGTCTGTCCCTCACTGGAGCCATGCCTGACCGTCCATTCATAGCCAGACAGGATGGCTGCGTCAGTCTGCTGGTCATACCAGCCAGTGATGGTTTCCTTAATCTCTTCGGCGGTTGGTCTGTGCGGGAACTCAGCCTCCATATAGGTGGCCGCGCCATTCTCGCCGGGCTGCACGTCCCATCTGATGCGCCACTTGCCCCGGACAGGATTCACACACTCTATAAGCCGCACGTCCGCTGCTCCTTCGACTCTTTTCATCATGTGAAAACATATTTGGTTCTACCTTTGCCGAAGGCCTCCGTCTTGATGGTGGTCTCGAACGGGAAGCCGTCGGGCATTTCTCGTATCTGTGCGAGGATATTCTTCAGCTCCTCGCTGTTGGTGAAGAACTTCTTCGCCTCGCCGTTCACTTCGATGGCCACGATACAGCGGTCTTCACCCTGCTCCGTCTTGATGCCCGTCTCGAAATCCTTCACGACGATGGGAAGGTTTACCAGTTCCCTGATGCTCACTACGACACCGGGGAAGCGCTTCTTGCCGTCCTCCGGCTTGTAAGCGACTTTCAAATCCTTAAATGATCTCATTGTTTTGCCTGTTAATTTATTAAACAACTTGTTACAGTCGGCGTGCTTGGCCATGCCGTAGAAACTGGCCGTCAGCACTGCCCGCCTTTTTCTGCTTTTCACCTCGTGCATCTTCCGGGCCATCTTTTTCTTGATGCGCTTGCGAAGCTCCACATGCTCCGCGTCATAGATAACATAGCCCAGGAAGTCGATGCCCTCGCAGGTGGGGAACACGCGCTCGTTGGCCTTCACCTCCAGCCCGATTTCCCCCACGCACTCATGCACCGCGTCACGAATCGTCCATAGTTCCGCTTTCGATTTACCAAGTACGACACCGTCATCACAATATCGGTAGAAATGCCGGATTCCATACTCATCTTTCAATTTGTGGTCTAACCAAACAGACAGCAGGAGGTTCCCTAACCCCTGCGAGCTTCTGAGGCCGATGCTGATACCCTCCGGCATCATCGTTATGAAGCCGTCGAGCATCTGAATGAGCCTCCCATCCTTGAACACCCTGCGGACGCACTGCTTCAATACACCCTGGTCCACGCTCTCGTAGAACTTCCTGATGTCGAACTTGTAGCAGAACTGCGTCCCCTCCGGGTCATCCTTCATGTCACGCCGTATGTACTCCAGAAGGTCGTGCATACCACGCTCCTTGATGCTGGCCGAGGTGGTGCGTATGAAACGCCGCCTGATGTGCTTATCCACTACGGCCATAATGGCATGAACGCCTATGCGGTCGTACATGGTCAGCACCTGGATCCTGCGTCGCTTGCCACCCTCCACGATTTCCCGCTCACGATAGCCGCTCACGGCAAACGTGCCGTTGCCTATGTCGGCGGTCAGCCTTGCAATCACCTCGTCCCTATGCGCAAGGAGCCAGCGGCCCTGGCGGCTCTTCTTCCGCTTCGTGCCGCGCAACACCTGGTCGAAGGAATCCGACATATTGCCGTACTCCACAATCTCCTCGATGATATGTCCTTCTCTGCGCATAGTTGCAATTTTGTTGTTACACCGGCCTTGCGGCCTTCAGCCTTTGGGCCTGACTTCTTCGAGACGTTGCCGCCCTACCAAACTCTACCCGTTCACGTGGTCTTTCAGCTTTCCAGTCATAGACTGCTGTTGCTGTGGCTCCCCTCCCTCGGCACCACGGAGGGAACACGTTCCCATTGTTGTACGCCGATTTGTTTGTATTTCGGTTGTAGTTCAGGCGCGACCCGATGTTCGCATTCGAGTTCGACGGGGCGTTATTCGCATTCGCGTACGACACGCCGCCATTCGCATTCGCGTTGTTGTTGCCGCGATAGACCACACGGCCTATGAGAGGTTCTGCCGGTTTCGGGGTGCAAAGGTACTCATTTTTTGCCATATTCCGTCCAAATTTTTCAAAATCCGACGGGCTTACGCCCGTATCTTGATGTCTTCGTTCCTCAGACATCACGCTTTCTCGCTTTGTCGCTTCGCTTCCGTTTTCGCGCTTCGCGCACGCTTTCCCGCGCTACGCTTACGCTACCTCGACAATCGACTTGAACGCTGCTACGCTCTGCGCTCTCACGATCTGCCCTCTGAAGGCCAGGCGCGACCCGATGCGCGCATACGAGTACGACGAGGCGTAATTCGCAGACGCGGACGACACGCCGCCATACGCATACGCGTTGTTGTTGCCGCGATAGACCACACGGCCTGTTGAGCTGGTGGTATAGTAATAGTCGGGATAACATGTCGAGCTTGTGCCAGCCATCGTGCCGACGGGTACCAAGTCCATATACAGACCGTGGGCCACGGCGGTTATCCACATGGAGGCAGGTGCGCCTTTCACCCATCGGTATGTGCCGTCCGGCATCCTGAAACGCCATTTATAGACGTTGCCGCTGCTGTTCGGCTCGTCCACGCCGTCCATCATGTCGTATTTGTGGCCGTAGATGTTCTCATAGCCCAGGCAGTTCGTGCTGGCAATCCTTGTGAAGGTCAAGCCTCCGAAGCCGTCATCAGTCTTGTAGAAGGCCAGGCCGTCGTTCTCCACGCCACCGACGGTCACACCGTCCGTGTTCACCGTGTCCTGCATGCCCAGCTTTGCCGTAAGGCCGGTCGTGCGGGCACTGGTGTGCGAACCGGCACCGCACTGCATCTGGCTGTCACGCCGTCCGTACTTGGCAAAGAACAGGTTGCCGATATCGCTGTGCATCATGCCGTCTATCTGCTGCATGCCACGACGTTGACTATAGCGGTGAAAGTTTTCCCAGTCTATACTTCCTGATGTGCTGCCTCCTGCAATACATGCACGGAGCCTCGCATCGTCATCTGCGCCAACGGCGCTACTGCCCACGACTGCACAGAGGTAGTCCTCGGTCTCAACCCATTCAGGCTCCATATCCTCGATGCGCTCTGCCTTTGCATCAAGCACCACTTTGTCAAACTCGGCGGTCTTCAGGATGGTGAACGCCAGCGTCACCGCCCCCGACGGCACATTGGCAATAAGGTACATCCCGTTCTCAAAACGGGCGTTGAGGGGAGTGACCATAATGCTGCTGATAACATTCCCATCCGCACCGGCAAACACAGCCCCCATCATGTTATTGCCGAGGACACTCGGGAAACGCACACGCCTGAATCTTGACACATCAACAATACAGGCCGCGTAGCTGCTGTTGGTCTGATAAGACTCCGAAAGTGATTCCAGCCCCGTCACGATATTGTAGTTATTACGATAGTTGCCCAATGCCTGAATATCCGCCAAGGTAAGCACCGTGACATCGGGCGTTGAAGGACGTTCCTCCCTGACGCTGTAGCAACTATAGTGCCTGGGCTTCCCGTCGCCAGCACCCACGCCACGATAGTCATTTATGCCTTTCGACCATCTGTGCGGCTCCAGCATCATCCAGTCGCCCTCATTACCTGTAAGGTCGGCTGGAGAACACTGTGCGAGATTCTCGTTGTCAGCATAGTAATTAGAATCACTGTCATGCAGCGGGTAGATGGTCATTTCACCATCGGGATTGTTCACCGTGGCGGTCACACCTGCATGGGTGACGGTCTGCTGCGTCGGGAATTTCGTCATCTTCGCCAATACACGATGACGCTGACTGAGAAGTTTCTTG